CAATGGGTGCGCTCATCTGCAGACGAGCCCAAGGAGGAGTTCACCTCGGACAACGACAGGTCGCTGCTGCCAGATGAGTTGCTTGAGCTCTCCGGCATCTGGCGCTTTCGCAATGCCAAGGGCCTGGCCTATCTGCAGGAGTTCAACGATTTCAACAAGCAGCTCGAGGCGATCTTCGGCTCCGCACCTGGGTACGGCATGCTCAATCTAGGCATGAGCACCCGCACGGACGCGAGCGGACGCGGGGATACGCCGTCTGCGCAGGCGAGCGATCTAGGCGGGATGGATCTGATATGGCCGTAGTGACGAAATACACTCAACTGTGGGTAAGGAATTTTGCCGAGCTGCGCGCGCTCGATCCTCCCGCGGAACAAGACTTCCCGATGTCGGTTCTGGGGGCGCTGCAGGCAGGCGATGGCTCTGGCGGGGTGTACATGTACAGCCTCACCAACGCGCTTGCAGACAACGGGATGCTGGTTATCAAGCCCGTCGCTGTAGCCGCAGGCAGTCCAGGGCGCTGGCTGCGGTTCACCAAATCGCTCACGTTCGATCGGATGATTTACCGATCGACGGCAGATCCGGCCGTATACGACACCACATCCGCGCACGTGGAAGGTCAGGGAATTGGCGCGGCCGGAAACTTGCACTTGTCGGCAGGCACTACCGGGGTAGTGATTTCCGACCAAGAGCATCGGATGGTTGATGCGCTGGCGTTGGGCATTACCTCCGATCCCGGCGTCCTGGCTTCGTACACGCGCTTGTGGACCGATTCCTTTGACGGCAGTGTGCGGGCGATTTTCCCAAGTGGTGTCAAGCAGAGAATCGCGCAAAAAGTCGATCTGGTATCGGCAGACCACGGCGATACAAGTGTCACGCTGAACGCTGGCTTCAGCCCCAGGACAAACTACTGGAACACTCCGCTCACGGCTGATCGCTCGGTAACGCTTGCATCCCCTGCGGCTATCAACGGCGACAGGTTTACGATCGTGCGGGGGCCATTGTGCACTGGGCCGTTCGATCTAACCATTGGCGCAGGCTCCAAGGCGCTCACCGAGGCTGGGCAATGGTGCGTTGTGGAGTGGAACGGGTCAACCTGGATTGTGACGCAGTACGGTTCGACCAGCACCCCATCGGATACCACATCATCTGTTGTGACGACCCCGCAGATGTATGGGGCGGTTGCGAATGGCGTGTTCGACTGCACATCCGCGATCCAACAAGCGGTAAACGCCTCGGGAATCGTGTATTTCCCGGCGGGGAGATACCTGTGCAACGGGATCATAACCATCCCGTCCAACCGCTTTCTCTATGGGGCCGGCATCGATGTAACCGTGCTGGTAAGGAATGGCTCGAATGGTGATGGCCTCAACTTCAACGGCCAGGGGCTGTTGTTTGCGGACAGTGGCGCGCCTGGTAGTTACGTGAGCAATATCTACGTCTCGGACATGACGCTCGATGGGCAAGTCGCCACTAAGGGGTTCGCGGAATGGACGCACCTGATTGCTTTCAGTGGCGTTAAGGACTGCCTCATCGAGCGTGTCAAGTTCCTGGGGTTCCGCGGCGACGGGATACTGCTTGGCCATGCGCACCCGCACATCACGGCTTTGCGCCACACGGTAAACACTACCGTGCAGGACTGCATCTTTGATGGCGTCAACAGCGACAATCGCAACGGCATATCTGTTATCGACGCAGACGGTGTATTCATCCGCAGGAACACGTTTCGTAACTGTACAAAGAGCACGATGCCAGGCCCGATAGACATCGAGCCTGACGGCATCGATTCGATCCTGAGGAACATCGATATCGACAGCAATCGGATCGAATCCACCTCAGGTAACGGCGGAATCATCGTGCAGGTGTCGTTCTCTCTGACCACACAGCTGCAGGACATCAAGATTCGCAACAACAGAATTGCGGGGATGACTGTAGGCGGTGCTGTGGCGATTGCGGTGCAGACCATCGAGGCGGCGCTGGGCGGCAACACCTCGATGGCCGTGGCGATAACCGGGAACACTGTGTACAACCCGATCCAGCCGGTCTATCCATTCAGGGTCATCGGCATCCGAGGATTGCGGATCGCCGGCAACACGTTCAAGAACACATACTACGGACAGCTCGCCAACCCGACCAGCGTAGCGGTTCTCGTGGTCGAGGCCGACATCGTAGACAATGTCTTCGACCTATGCGGGAATATTCCGCCGGCAACGGGCTACAACACTGTGCTTGTAATCGGGTCGGTGGACAGAATCCGAATTCATCAGAATACATTCGATAAACCGAATAATTTGTATGCAATCTATTTCCTCGGGGATGGCGTAACCACAGCATCGGCCAATGTGTCCGTAGTTGGAAACAGGTTCGTCAAGGGTGGCGTGCAAACGCATTCGGTGCGTGTGTCCAACCACACCTTCTCGGCCAACGGCAGCGTCTGTTACGACAACACAGACGTTCTCGGGGCGATGATCAACGACCTTGCTTACCTTACCCCTTCTGTAAATGCTCTAGAGATTTTCCTGTCTGGTAATCTGACAACGCAGACCGGGATCATCTCGCTAGCCGCACAAAACGGCGCCACGTTCTCGGTCGATACCATTGTGGAAGCGAAAGACAACACGCTAAACACATCGACACAGAATCACACCGTGCAGAAAGATACCATTATTGGCTACAACGCAGCCGCAGGGGCGGTGACTATTCAGGGTGTGGCAAACATTTCCACTCTCGTTCAAGATATCTCCGCTTTCGTGCCTGGCAAGCAATGCGTGATCACCTATACGGCCACCGGCGAGAACCTGATCGTGCATTTTGCCGGCACCGAGTATGCCAATGCCAACGCATTTGCGAGGATAACTGCAATCATCAAATGAACACAGTTCTGCAGCGCGTTCAGGTACAGAAAGCCTCCATCTACTCGTTTCCCGCTCCGGTGGGCGGGTTGAATACGCGAGACTCTCTGGACAACATGCCAGAGACCGATGCTGTGGTGCTGGACAACTTGTTCCCTGGATTCGGGCAGGTGTCCACCCGATTCGGGTCCACGTCCTACGCTACGGGGCTGGGCGGGCCGGTCTACACGCTGGCGGAATTCAACGCAGGCGACAAGCGCAAGTTCATCGCCGCGGCGGCGGGGCAACTATGGGACATCTCAGCCCCTGGCCCAGGAGTCTCGCTTGCCACGGACTTCGATGGCGAGAAATGGCAGTGGGCGCAGTTCGACGATGCTGGCGGCGGGGCCAGAATGGGGCTCGTCAACGGCGTGGACGCTCCGCAAATATATAACGGCTCGGGTGTCAGTGCCATGACCGTGTCGGGCTCCGGCCTCACGGCATCGAGTCTGATCGGCATCAACATCTACAAGAATCGAAGCTACTTCTGGGAAGTGGGCTCGCAGAACTTCTGGTACTCGGCCACCAATGCGCTCGGGGGCACGCTGACCAAGTTCCCCCTGGGAAGGGTGCAGGGAACGGGCGGAAACCTGGTGTTCATGGCGACCTGGACGCGCGATGCCGGCAACGGCATGGACGATCTGGCGGTGTTCGCCTTGACATCGGGCGATGTGCTGATCTATCAGGGCAGCAACCCGGCGGACGCTACGGACTTCGGCCTGATCGGTCGCTACAGCATCGGCGCGCCGCTGTCGATTCGAGGATATGAAAACGTCGGCGGGGATCTGTGGGTCATCACCCGCAGCGGGTACATCCCGATGTCCAAGGTGCTCGACAGCGGGCGCGCGAAAGAGGCCGAGTCCGCGGTGTCCTCGCAGATACGCGGGAGCGTCCTGGAAGCGATCTTGCGCTTTGCGAGCAACTACGGATGGCAGGCGATCCTGTACCCGAAGCACAGCCTTGGGACTTGCTGCATCTTCAACATTCCGCTGACCGCAAAGACCTCGCATCAGCATGTCATCAACGTGGCAACCGGGGCGTGGTGCCGCTTCAAGGGCATGAACGCGAAGTGCTGGGGCGCCTACAACGATGGCATGTACTTCGGCGGTGAGGGAGTCGTCTATCGAGCCGATTCCGGTGCCTCCGACGCGGGTGCTGCGATCAACTATGTGATGCAGCCGTCCTGGAACTACTTGAAGAAGCGCTCCACCCTCAAGCAGGCGACGATGGCGCGCTTTATCGGGACATCCACGGGGGCCATTACTTACACGGTGAAGTCCGCGTCGGACTTCGGCCCCTTGACGGTGCAAGCGCAAGGCGTCACGCAGCATCAAGGAATCGGCGGGGATTGGGATACATCGGAGTGGGACACGACTAGCTGGCCGGCCGAGCAGTTGCAATACGAGGACTGGTACTCGATAGGCTCGATCGGATACAACTTCGGCGTTGCGCTGGAATTTGTGAGTTCTACGGATAGCATGTCTGTCTCCACGTTGGCGCTGGCTTATCAGGAAGGCGGGATACTCTAATGGGCTTATACCCTTCCCCACGCCTTGCCAGACCGAATCCTAGATACAACGGACTGAGTAATCCCATACTTTGCGGCTATCTCGGACTGCCTTCCTCTGCCATCTCTGATAAGGCGAACCTGTTCTGCTGTCAATTTGGCGGCGTGATGTTTATCGCTGTGCTCTGCGCGCCCTTTTTTGCGCATGTCTTTATTGTTGTCATCCCTGGTCCCGATGAACAGGTGGTCTGGATTCACGCAAGCCCGGATGTCACACCTATGGCAAACAACAAGAGCGTTCGGAATCGGGCCAACGAACAATTCATAGGCGACACGGTGCGCCCTTACCTGCCTGCCGCCAGAAAGCAGGATTCCGTATCCGGCGTCATTGATAGCGCCGGTCCAAAGCCAGCATCCGGATGCGCCCTCCCTGATCCTGAAGAGCAGCCGATCCCTCAATCCAGGTTTGACAGGAAGCGCGTAATTCTCAAGCCCGCCCGCCTTCCAGGTGCGCTGGTAGTGCTTGCGACAGAGGCCGCGCCCAATGGCTGCGCGATTGCAAAATATGCATTCCATGGATAGCGTACATTAAACAATGTATCCACATAGATTATATCAAGCGCTTCTTGGACTGTCCATTCTTCGTGCCTGGGATGGCAGCGGTGCATTCACCCGCACGAAGGACTGGACCGAGGACCGGGACGCGGCGATCAAGATTCTCGCCTCTCGGCACGACGAGAACGACAACGAGCTGACGGACGGGATCGCGGCTTGCATCACCAAGAATGGGGAGAGCAAGGCGACGGCGGATTTCAGGCCGAATGCAGACAACGCCTATTCCCTGGGCGGTTCTGTATTGCGCTGGGTCAACCTGTGGATTTCCACCGCAGTCAAGTTCAAGCAGGCCTCATTTGCCGGAACGCTGCAAGCCGCCACGCTGACGGGAGATCGCACCTGGACGCTTGGTGACCAGACGGGAGTGGTTGTTTCAACCGGCGTGGCAGTGGAGCCAGCGCCAGACATTACCGCAGACAGCCTATTTGGATACGACGCCAGCGCAGCGGCGCCCAAGCTCTTCCCGATGTCTGCGCTTCTGCCCACCGGAGTCACCGCCGGTTACCTCGGCTTGGTTGCTCCCCCGGGCTGGGTGCTGATGATCGGGCGCACGATTGGCGATGCTTCCTCGAGCGCCACAGAGCGGGCCAATGCTGATACCGCAGCGCTATTTACTCTGCTGTGGACCAGTATGGCGAACACCGAGGCGCCGGTATCGGGTGGCAGAGGGGCGAGTGCGGCAGCCGATTTCGCTGCGCACAAGACCTTGACCCTGCTCAATCCCAACGGGCGCGCCATCATCGGCAAGGGCCAGGGCAATACCGCAGAAGGTGGCGGGCTGGGAACCAATCGTGTGCATGGCAGCAGCGGCGGGGCCGAGACGCACACGCTCACAACCGCACAGATGCCGGCGCATACGCATTCCAAATCTACAACTTCCACTCCCGGAGGTGCGAGCCCCGCCGCTGGCCAAGGGGCGGGAACGGATACCACCGGTTCCACGGGTGGCGGAACGTCGCACCCGATCATGAGCCCGTGGCTTGCGATCAACTTTATCGTCAAGCTGTGATGGGACCATGCTGCAAGAATTCTTACGTGTTCGCATCCAAGGACCGCCTCCGGTCATCATCCCCGAGCCGCCA